GTGGGTGCGGTCGGGACGGTCGAAACGAGAGGCATAGACATACCCAAATTGTACTGGAAAATGGGCATATTTGCAAGCGAAACAGGGGATTCAAATATAGATTGCGTAAACCCTTGGTATTAAAGGACTTACGGGGACAGCGAGTCCGATAACCTCGGGGGCACGCCTGCACGCGCCTGCACGAGCGCACGAGCCGCGCCCACTGTTAACCCATTCCCGCAATGCCTCAAGAACCCCTCTCGACACACTCTCGAAACACCCGCCCAGCAGGACAAATTTTTGAATGCGAATGAAATGATTCACTGCACCTATTCTTGACACATTTCTCCCGTATACTAGACTACCTACTAGTGGTCTAACCCGAGGAGTTCCAATGGCTTACATGAAAAACCCCCGCGTACAAACCTTTCTCCAAACCGTGCGCCAGCAGTGCAAGAAGTGCAATGTGCGGTTCATCCTGTCACCTGGTCATGAAGTAAATGGTGGGGGTGAACGCTGCCAAGGCTATTTCTTGGAGCCGTGGCACGCCAGAGGACAGAACGGCGTGCTGCGTGTCGCCGTTGGTGGTCGCCGCACCTCTGACTGGCTGTACACCCTTGTCCATGAGTACGCCCATTTTCTACAGTGGCAGCGTGACGATCCCATCTACAGAGAGAAGGACTACTACACGCTGGAAGCACAGACCGAAACCGAGGCATTAGAACTGTGCAAAAAGTTTAAATTGCCCATCCCTCGCCGTGTACTGCTACAGGAACACCGCAAGTACATGAGGAAACTCGCACGGGAGTGCTGATACATAGAGGTGGAGAATCTACACCATGCCCACCTATGAGTACTCTTGTGACAAGTGCAAGCACGCATTCGAACTACTTCAGAAAATTGATGACCGTGACTCCCCCTGTGCAGACCCTTGCCCACGGTGCGGGGTACGGCGTGTGACCCGTGGCGTGTCCCTGCCTGTAATGGGCGCAGACGCAAATGTGGGACCAGGCGCGGACTTTAAGGAATTAACGCGGAAGATCTCACGGGGTGTGCCGAAAAAATACCGCGAGAACTTGGATCGCGCTGCCTCTCTGCGTGGTCGCAAGTACGGACCCCAATAAACACACTCACACGCACAACCCTATTATTTTCAGCATTTCAAAAGGTGGGACAAAGTGGAGCAGAGTGGGGTGACATTCTCAAATATTACTTCAAATCCGCCTTCTGGTGCTACCAGTGCGGGTTTCGGTCTAGGTGATGCCATATCCTCCATCACACACGCTCTAGGCATTCCCGAGTGTGCCTCCTGCGGTAAACGGCGTGAATTCTTCAATCGTCTGCTCCGCATCTCCTCTGCACCAGACCCCGTGACCGCCTACATAATTTCACAAACGCCTCTACAGGAGAACCCCCATGAGCAACCCTTTCCACCGCGATCCACACCCTGACCTGACCAAAGCCATTCTAGGGGTGGTAAACGAAAGTCACACCCGCACTCAATTAGAAAAGTTGAGTACCACCCAGTTGCGTGAATTGAAAAAGAAGTACGAGCGGTTGGTGCTGCGGGGCGACAAGGACGCTTCCCGTGAACTGGCAGACATTCGTGGCATCCTCCGTGCCAAGGGCGCAGGCGTGGTGGTGGACGAAGGGGTACTCCACGAAGGCGGGGTAAAGGCTGCACTCCACGACTTCATGGAAGGGCTTCCCCCCAAGGCTGTTGCTGCACTGCGTCCCGTGATGGGTGACTCCTCCATTCGTGGCGGAACACTCCGTGCAAAGGTGGGGGCAATCCTGAAGCGCAACGGCGTTCCCAGCATGGTACTGGGTGGCTCGTCTGCACAGATCGTGATCGACAACTGGGACACCTTCCACGGTGACCTGGACGAATCGCGCATGGTGGGGGGCGCGGACTATCTGCAAGGGGTAAAGAACCTTGTGACAGGGAAAGGCTTCAAGACCGACCGCGATGTGGTTGGCGCACGGGTGAATGCAAACATGGCAGCAATGCAAAAGAAGAAAAAGAAGAAGGGCAAGACCCCCGTGGCGGAAGCGATGACCCCCTGCGAAACCGCTGCACTGCAACGCCTGAAGAGCGCGGAATCCGCCGACCTGAAGGAGTATCCTGGGAAGAAGGGCGAGAGGGCGCACAAGCGGCTCCACAAGACCATCAGCGGGATACTGAAAAGGTAAAAACAATCCACCTTGGCAAACGACTAGCCCCCGCAAGGGGGCTTTTCTTTGGGTCTAAATATCCGTATGAAGAGATTCCGCCAGTACATCTCCGAGCGTCTTGCCATTGAGGACAACCCCAATGCGTACATTCCGCCCACCGAGCGGTACACGCCAACGGCAGCGGATCAGGCATTCGACCGCCGTCAGCAGCGCAAGTACGGTGCGCTCATGACACGGATAGCCGCACAGCAACTCGCCAAGTCCCGCGCCAAGCACCGCACCACAGCAGCCAAGCGGCAACCGTTCCCGTGGCAGGGCATCAAGCGGTCAGGGTGGACAGACGGACAGCCAGGCTGGTGGCATCCCACGAAGCAGTGGTTCACCTTCAACCACAACGCAGACGGCTTCCATGTCACCCAGATTGTAAAGTCGCCGCAGAAGTTCGGTATTTCAAAAGCAGAACTGGACGCAGCACTGGAGCGGGAAGCCATCTATCTGTATGTGCAGAATGTAAAGTGGTACGATGCTGACGGTGAGCGCAAGGATCACAACCCCGAAAGCGTGCGCGCCAGCATTCTGAAGACCGACATTGATCTTGCCCACGAAGTGCAACTGGTTGCGTACAAGAAGGGCTGGCTCAAGGTGTACGGCAAAGACCGCCCATCGCTTGAAGGCACAGAGCATTCGTCAGCCAAAGCCGCACTGCGCGAAATTGGTGGAGTAATGGGCGAAGACACCGATGTGGTGCTGGAGATGCTGACAGCGGATCGCAACAGCAGGCGGTACAAGAGTGTCCGCGCCAAGGACTGGAACCGCGCATGAAGTCTTTCACTCAGCATCTACGCGAAGCCGTGATCTCTGCAACCAAAGCGGTCAAGGGCGCACGCAAGCCACGCGGCTACAAAAAAACCGCTGCAAAGACGCTTGAGCGGTTGCGTGGCGAAACCACCTATGACGGCAAACAGTACGCATCGTACACCGACACAGGACATGACAACCCCAATGCTCGTTGGCTTGAGAAGTGGGGACTGCCACCCACAACCGATGTGAAGACTCTGCGCCAGTACTTGCCGCTGCTGTGGTGGTGGGATCACGGCAAGATCGTGGTGTACGAGATTCCGCAAGGCGAAACCGCACAGAATGTGATTCACGGTGACATTCCTGAATACCTTGCTGCTGCAAAGCGAACACGCAACTCTAGTGGCATGACGGACTATCAGGGTCGCGTTGACCGCTTCCGCAAGACCGTATCGCTCATCTCTGCGGCAACAGGCGAGAACCTGCTGCGTGATCGTGCGCTTCAGCGCGGCAAGAATCGCGTGGCAAACAATCTGGCGCGTATGTTTCCAGGCTACACAGTGGTTGACATGGATGTGGAGGGAGAACTGCGCGAAGGCGTGGAACACGGTGACACACCGCAGCCCAAGCCCGAGTATTTCAAGCGTTCGTTCAGCATCAGCGGCAAGATCGTGCAGTTGTATCCTGTGTACGATGTGCCAGTGAAGACGAAGAGTTATCGCAGAATACGCGCTTCCATCGGTGGTCGTGATGGATACCGACCAGGAGAAGCCTCTCCTGGTCAGAAAGCGTATGATACCAAGATGAGCGTGTGGCGGTGGCGCGTTCGCATTCAGACGGACGAAGGCTGGATGCTCATGGGCTACATTGGCAGCACGAAGACAAAGGAATCCCTGCCGCCCATTCGCTTGGGCGATACGGTTGAAGTCACGAATCTGATTCTGTCCGTTCGCACGGGCGGAAACCAGATGACATACGCTGATCCGTTCATCAAGGGCGGCTACAGCGAAACTTCAGACAAAGAGGTGGACTACCGCTCCGCGAAGTTCTCTCGTCAACTGCACGGAAAGGTGAAGCGTAAAGCCGTATGATAGACTTCCGCTCCTACCTCACCGAACTGTTTGACACAAAGTTTCCCCTGCACAGCATGGGTTACAACCAATTCATTTTTTATGTACAGGAGAAGGGCGGTCGTTTGACACCTGTTCCTGAGCGTGGAGAAGAACTCACGCGGTGGGTGGAAAAGGAATTGGGAGTCACGCCACAGAGTCACGAAGACCACAAGCAGGATTTCTATGGAATAAAGGCAGGTGTGTATGTGTATTCGGTGGAGTTTACTCCTCTTGTACACATCCGAAACGAATACCCTGAATTTTTGCTGTTCTACGGCTTGGAGCCTGACGGCATCTACGAGTTGTCGTTTTCTCGCCGCTCCGCATCGCTTGAGCGTATGCCGCCCCGTCCGCGTCCTGTTGGCATGAAGCCCAAAGACATCAGTGCGTTTTATTGGGGATACGATGAAGGCACAGACGAAGACCTGAACTGGTTGAGTACAGGCGGCGCGGCTTCTGTACTTGGCACGGTGGTGAACGCTTCGCGTGAATTCGTCAAGAACAACAATCCCGTTCGCGGAATCATTATTGGAACGAAGACCAGTGCCAACCCTGCGCGTGGTCGCATCTACAAAGCACTTGCGCGTAAAGCAGCAGGAGCAGTGGGAGGAACGGTGCATGAGTTGGACTTTGCGCGTGGGGGCATGGCAGCACCCACCATTATTTGGTTGGACAAACAGCACAAGTTTGGTGAGTTGTATCAGGGAGGTAAAGCGTGAACACATTTCGCTCATATCTCACCGAACTTTTCGAGCGTCCGTTTCCCGTGAGTGAAACACGGCGCATTGGGTCTGGCATGACCACCATTGAAATACGGTATCATGCCGTTGTTGACGGTGGAAAGAACCTGATAGTTGATATCACCAAGATCGGCAACGGGTGGGAAATCAATTTCATGTTGGATGACTCGCTTGAACTCACCCACGCAGGCAAGCCGTACCGCATACTGGCTACGGTGGTGGAAGCCGTAAAGCAATTCCTGAAGTGGCACACCGAAACATTTGAGGAATTGCCGAAGCGGTTTGACATGGTGTCCAAGACGAGCGAAGGCAAGCGCGATGCAGTCTACAGTGCCATGATGCGGAGATTCGGCAAGGAGTACGGCTACAAGATTACTGGCACAGAAGTACTGCCTCGCGGTTATCCCCGCAAAGACCAACGCACCGTGACCACAGCCAAACTGGTGGAAGCGCGTGACTACAAGGCTGAATACGCCAAGATGTACGGCGGCGACAACCCCACGCCCAAGCAGCGCAAAGCCATGAAGAAGAAAACCGCTCGGAAGCGTGTGCTGCGGCGCATGGGTCGGGAAGGTCGCTCGAATGACGGCAAAGAGATTGACCACAAGAACGGCAATGCCTTGGATAGCCGTCCGTCTAATCTCCGTTTGGTTTCACGCCACACCAACAGGTCGAAAGACAACAACAAGTGGCGAAAGCGTTAATCAAAGCAATATTTGAACTGTTCCATTCGTTGAAGGCAACCCGCTGGCGTTACTAAATAATAGTACAAGCCAAAATCACTCAAAAGGAGAAATCATATGGCATTCACCGCAGGCTCACCAGAACTCGCAAAGGCACAGAAACTAGGATCTCAGTTGGCTCACCTGTTTAGTACATTCGGAGCAACAGGAATTTCAGGAGCAACAGGCGCACTCATGATTGAGCAGTACGCCGAGAAACTGGGTTTCGGAGTAACAGGCATCACCACAGGACAAGGATTCCCTCCCTTTGGTTCTTTTACCCCCGATCTAAACTCAGGACTCGCTGCTGTTCTACAGAATCCCCGTGGCGAAACAATGGCTAGCGGAATTACGCTTGGCATTATTTCAGGACGCACAGTTGGCATCTATATGCACAAGTTTGTCCGCACAGGAGAAGACTTCATTAGTTTCACCAATCGCGGAGTCACCCTCAATGCTGTAATGGCTCCTGGACTAACAGGTGTTACCGCATGGGGACCATTCACGGTTTTCCGTCAAGACCGTCTTGTATTCAACAACCATGTGTTTACCGTTGCTCAAAACAACAGTGCTGCGGTAGGAGCAACCGCGTTCATCCAACTGCTTGGCGCACCTAATGCTGCGTATGGCGCAGGAACCGCTTTTGATGTTCAAGTAGTTGGTGTTACACGCGGAACCTCTGGTGTCGCTGGTAGAACATTCGAGAACTTTGTCGGAAACGGCGGAAACTTTGGATACACTGCCACAGTTTACTTTGGAACAGATGGATTGACCTACTGGGTCAACTGATCCAAAATGTCAGATGAGTTTGATTTTGGCTTCACGGCGGTAGATGAGGAGGAGTTGGGACTAGCGGCAACGCCCCCAACTCCTCCCACTCCGTCAATTTCACCCGATGCAATCGCTGCCATTGCTGCTCAAATATCTGAACTCCGAACAGCAGTCGCAGCAATAAAGCCAACACCTACGGTGTCTTCTGCTCAGATGACGCGAGTAGAAGAAAAAATTGATCGTGTTCTTAATATGGAACTACATGAAATGAATGCAGCACTGCAAAGTCAAGGAGAGAGCATTTCTTCTGTGCTTGATGAAGTAGAAGAGAGGTCGAATGCTACCCGTGAAGAGTGCAAAGAAAAACTGCTTGCAGTTGAAAAACTGATTCTGCCTCTTTTGCAGAACCTGATGAAGAATTCTGACAAGCCCTATATCAAGTGGGAAAACAGAACAGAGAAACTAGCGGCACAGATTGATAAAATCACCGCTCTAACCCGCTCATTCGGAGTCTGAAATGGAAAACCTTGAACCTTACAAGAGTCTACGCACCACGATCTTTGAGGTGCAAGCCACCGCCAAGCCTACAAAGCCTGCGGAGAAGAAGCCCTCTGCACAGACGGGACACAAGGCAGGAGACACTTGGAAGACCGCAAGCGGCAAGATTGGCGCAAAGAACAAGGACGGAGCCGTTGACTACTTCGAAGACGAAGACAGTGCAAAGGCGTGGATCAGCGGACAGTTCAAGCCTGCTGGTCGTTCAGATCAGCCAGGCGACACATCTGTTCCTGTTGAATTGGATCGTGACGGTTATGAAGTAAAGAAAACCGCAGGAGGATCACCCGCGAATGCAAAGCCCACAGCAGCCGCAGCAACCCGACCCGCTCCTCAACCCGCAGGAGGAGCCGCCCCCAAAGCGCAAGCGACAGCCGCTAATACGCAGCGTCAAGCACAACCGCAAGGTAGTCAAAAAGGTGCAGAACAAAAGCCTGTACAAGCGCAACAGCAGCCAGCGGAAGACCCAGAAGTAAAGTCTGTAGCAGGAGAAGATCCTCAGTCTTCGTTTGACTCTCAGGGGCAGGGTGATACAGGCAAGGACAACGCTGGTTTCAAGAAGACAGGCAAGAAGGCAAAGTTCAAGACCGAAGAAGACAAAGCCAAGAGCATAAGAAAGTCTAAACTGATTGCGTCCGCGATCAAGAGCGGAAACATGACTGGTCCAAAGGACGATTCCGAATCGCTCACTGGCAATGCAGAAGCAGAACGAGCCTATGTTGCAGAACTAAACCACGCTGCTCTGCAATCAGGAATGGGTGGAGATATCATTGACCACGAACCGTGTTCCAAGATGTTTGCTGCACTGGGTTTCTGTTACGACAATGAAGGCAAGCAAAAAGACAAGGGCATCAAGCGTCCAGAGATGCCGCAGTTGTCGGGAATCGTTGACACAGAAAGAACCGATTCTGTTGCATACAAAGAAGCATTGAAGCAAGCCAAGCGTCTTCGTGCTGCAAAAGACAAGTTCAAGACGGATGACCCCACGAAAGAACAGAAGAAAGATATAACCGATGAAGAGGTGGAGGCTGCAAACCCCTCTCCTGAAGAAATTGGTTCGGTTGAAGTGAACTTTGAAGAGAAATTTATAGAAGCACTGAAGAACTCTGGCTATGAAGTGGATGATGTGGAAGTTAATCCTTCTACTCTCCGACCCATTCAAACAGAGATGCAGGGATCAAAGATTGCAGGAATGTACAGCACAATTGCGGCTGCTGAAGTTGATCCAAAAACATATGGGTCAGAAGCAGTCCGCCTCAAGGCTCCCATCTTTACATCGGGTGGCTATGTTATTGACGGTCACCACCGTTGGGCTGCTATGATTGGTGCAGACATGGCAAACGGCAGAGGCGCAGACATGAGAATGAAGACACGCAACATCAAGAAGGGCGGCAAGGATGTTGACATTGACGAGATGGTTGCTTTCTCCAACGCATTCCAACACGCAATGGGAATCACGAATCAAGACCGCAACAGCAAGCCCACTCGCAAGAACTTCTCCGATGCGGAATTGAAGACATCGGAACAGATTGCCAAGGGACTTGGCATCAAAGAAAATAAGCCACAGACAAAGCCACAACAACAGAAGGAATGGACTATGAGCAAGTTCGGAAGCGGTCGTTTTGGTCGTATCGTTCAGTCACTCCATGAGTCTGCACAGTCTCGTGTAGAGTTGGAAGAAGCAGCAAAGAAAAAGTTTGATAAGACTCCTGCTCTTGGTACATTCCGTTCGGGAATGCAGGTTGACACCGATGATCCGCAGTACTACGCTGGTGCATTGAAGTCAAAGCCTCGCAAGACCGATGCGGCAGGAAATATGCTGAGGACACAGAAGCAGAAGGAAAAGGCTTCCGCTGGTTGGGCAAAGACACAGGCAACTGTGCAGAGCAACATTGCAACCGCTCAAGACCTGATCGACACCGCAGAGATCAAGCCAGTGGGAACTACATTTGAAATTTACGGCAAGAAGGGTGGCAAGGAAGCCACCGTGAAGGTGAAGAAGGTTATGAAGATGGGTGATGTGGTGTACATGGTGGGAACCATCGAAGTAGAATTGTACGCCGCAGGAACTGGCTTGCAGGTTCTGAACAAGAAGACTCGCAAAGCCGTGCTTGATGCAGGCAACGACATGATTTGGGAGAGCGCAGACTTTACTGATGTGGGTAGAATCTACATCAGCGAAATCCGCAAACTCTCTGACGCGGAACTCGCAAAGGCTGATGCAGAGCGCAGGAAGAAAGTAATGGCTGCAAAGGACGCGGCAATCAACAAGCGTGCTGCCGAGGGCAAGGCTGCTTGGAAAAAGTGAGGTGACCTGTGGCAGACGCAAAACTAGATCCCCGTGTATTTAAAATGGCAGGAGATGCCCTGACATTCAAGGAGTATCAGAAACTTCTTGATGCGGGAATCAACAAATTGCCAAAGGATCTCGGTGTTTATCTTGACATGGTGGTTTCTTATCTCAGAGGAGAGGGAGTCACCGATGACAACCTCAAGAAGCATTTGAAAAAGCCTTCGGTGCAAGCGCACAAAAGAAAGATTCTCACCGACTTCGGTGAAACTCTTGGTCCTCTTGGTGTTGTCAAATTCAAATTGTTTGATGGACGACCCGATGATGTACTGATCCAATATCCCACTGCACAAAATCAGGGAATGTATGACTACATGATGTCTTTCAATCGTGGAAAGTCATGGAAAAAACTGTCTGCAAAAGCAAAAACAGGAAAGTCGAACACGGTAAAGCCTGGCGATATATTGAAATTGCTAGAGGGAGCAGAAATTCCCCAGAACTTGAAGACTGCATATGAGTTCGTGCGTATAATTTCAGAAAACAGCACGAATGAAGGCTCACAAATGGCAATGAAGTATTTGCAGTCTAAGAAGGTGCAAGATGTGCCAGCCAAGACATTCACAAAAAAAGTTATGTGTGAAACTATTTTTGAGGATATTACGAAAGACCCCGCTAACTCTTTCGGCAAGCAAATGAATGACCTGTTCTGGCTTGCTATAGAAAACGGAGAACTGAACTTCATCAAGTTTGGATTGGATGGTGGAACTCCCGTGTATGACCGCGTGAATGACGGAGTAGATATAATATTTGAGGACGGCAAAAGTCTTAAGCGTGTCCCAAGCAAAGAAGACATGAAGCCTCGCGTGTATTTCCGTGGAAAGGGAAGAGAAGCAGGCGAGAAGCGAGCAGAGAAACCAGGATTCCAAACATGAAACCATTCAAAGACCTACGCGATCACGCATTCGCATCCCTGCAACGCATGGTGTTCGAAGAGTTCGATGCCGAACTCACCGAGCAGAAGATCGTGCTTGATATGCCCAATTTCTCACATGAAGATGTGGTGGACTATTTGGAGCAGGAAGGCATTGAGTGGGAAGAAGAAGACGGCGTTGTCTACATTGTTGACCCCGTGGAGGAAGCAGACATCACGGTTGAAGTGGAAGAGGACGAAGAAATAGAAGAAGAGTTTGAAGTAGAGAGTCAGATGTTGAACGAGGTCGCTGCCAGGCGTAAGATCGTGGTACGCAAGGGCAAGAAGCGCATCATCTTCAAGTGCGCTCCTGGTCTCAAAAAGAAAGGACCACGAACCTGTGTTCGGCGTGGAGCATCACAACTACGCAAGATGAAACTTACAGCCAAGCGTAGTTCACGAAAGGCTAGAGGAAAACGAGCGCAAGCGGGGCGCAAGCGTAAACTGTCCTTGAGGAAAAGACTCACATTCGGACTGCGACCAAGAAAGAAAAAGTAACACATGATTAATTATGAACAGACCGATAGTGGTGGATCGGTCCGCGTGAACTGCGGTGAAGGTATTTGTTTGCTGACCTACAATCTGTCCAACAAAACCACTCCTCTGTCTATGCAATGCAGCGTGGGCAATGGTTCCACTCCTGACCTTGTAGCAGCAGTGGTGTCTTCTCTTTTGGAAAAACACGAACCCACGGTGCTGTTGATGAAGTCAAAGGACACCGCTGTTCGCTTTCGTCCGAAGGCGGGTGATCTGTTTCGCTGTTGGACACAGGGTGACCAAACAGTGTACGCAGAAGCGTTCGCGTCAAGAAAACTTCTTGAGCGTGTGTGCAGTCTTTCCTACGCCATGCAGAACTGTGACTTTGTGCGTGTGGAAGATGATGAGATCAAGTTGTTTGGCTATTATGATGTGGTAAAGCGGTTGCGAGAGAACAGCACACCATTCGAGTTTCTGTCGCTGAAAGAAGAATGTGACTACTCCATGCGAACCTGTGCTGCGGGTTGTCTCCGCACACTCGCAGAGTCGGCAAAAGCCCATCTCTACACCATTCCACAAAGGGATCGCGGTGCGTTCACTGAAGTCACCAAAGAAATTATCACCAAGCAACAACAAGAATCTTTTCGATTCGATACAAAATACTCGTACATTCAAGAAGCCGTTGTGGGCATCGTTCTGCCAGCACTTGTAAAATACGGAACCACACATCCTTTCACGGCTGCTGTGTTCACCGAGTTTTCAAAACAAGCATCGGTTTATACAGAATCATCTGAGAAGTTCTTGAACGACTGTCGTGAAATACTAAATGGAAAATCGGAACCCTCCGATGATGACACTACATACTAGAGGAGATCCCTATGACAAACATGAGAAACTATCTTGCTTGGCTAAAGCAAAACCAACAGAACAACCCTGAGTGGCAAGCCGCGAATCGGTGGCAAAACCGCAATCAGTCGCCAGTGAATCAGCCCAAGCCAACAGGTGAAAGCAAACTACCCGAAGGCATGGAAGTGGTTGAGGAGAAGCCCGAAGAGTAATGAAAACCTTTCATCATGAATTTGTGACGCTAAACGAAAATGTAGAAAGCGTAGAAAGCGGCAGCGGCAGGAGATACAGTACTCCTGACGGTATTTTTCCGTCTGTTACCACCGTGACAGGATGGAAGAAGCGTGCTTTCTTTGCCAAGTGGCGGCGTGACAATCCCGAAGAATCCAAGCGAGTACTATCCCGTGGAACCAAATTACATTCGATCATTGAAACCTATCTCCGCAACGATCTTACGCCAACTGCGCTCTCTGAAGCAGCGGGAACAAGTGAAGCCGATCTCTTTGTGTCGATGCGTGAGGACATCAATCGTATCGGGACGATCTACGCTATTGAAGTGCCACTGTGGTCGAAAAAGGTGGGTCTGGCGGGTCGCACGGACTGCATTGGGGAATTTGACGGAGTTCCATCGGTCATCGACTTCAAGTCATCCAATTATCCAAAATCCGAGGACGCGATTCAAGACTACTTCATGCAGGCTACCGCGTATGCGCTCATGTGGCAGGATCGGACGGGTCAGAAATTGCGAAATATTGCCATTCTGATAGGCGTGGAAGACGGAGGATCACAGGTTTTCACCGCCGATCCCCGAGACTACATTGAAGATTTGGTGGATGCAATACGCACCTATCGGGAAGAGCAGCCCCTCCAATTTTCCTAAATAACGGAAGCGGAGGACTGTTTTTGATTCGATTCACCGAACATCTCACGGAAGCGTTCAAGGCAAAGAGTGGCAAAAATGTCCACTTGGAACACCTTGAAGACGAAATTCTGAATGACGGCTACACAGGGTTTACCCGTGCAGTATCCGCTATCCGTGGTGTGCTTGATGTGTTTGCCGCAAACGAGCCAAGCGCATACGACATCACAGTGAAATGGGACGGCGCACCCGCAATCGTGTGCGGCATCGACCCTGCAAGCGGTCGTTTTTTTGTCGGCACAAAGAGCGTGTTCAATGTGACACCCAAACTGAATTTCACCCCTGCCGACATTGACGCAAACCACCCCGCCGAAGGCTTGAACGAGAAACTCAAACTCGCACTAAAGCATTTCTCTAAATTGGGAATTCGTGGAGTGCTGCAAGGTGATCTCCTATTCGACAAAGACACGGTGGTGCGTGAAGAGATTGACGGCAGCACCTATTTGACATTCCGCGCAAACACGATTACCTACGCCGTAGACCCCAAGAGCGAGTTGGGCAAGCGTGTTGTAGCCGCAAAGATCGGCATCGTGTTCCACACCGCCTACGAAGGTAACTCCATGTCCACGATGGTTGCGCGGTTCAATCCCGACATCTCGTACCTGAAGAAGACACGCGATGTGTGGTATGACAACGCCACTCTGCGTGTTGCAAACGGCAGCGCACTGTTCTCCCCTATCGAACGAGAAGGAATTGAGCGTTCCATTGCCACGCTTACACAGACTGCTTCTGCACTGAAGACCACCATGAACGGCATATCGCGGAACGAAGGGGTGAAGATTGCTATCAAGACCTACATCAACGGTCTTGTGCGTGGCAACATGGGCAGCGGTCACGCCGATGTAAACCAGTTGTTGGCTATGATGTCACAGAAAGCGCAGATCATTCGCAAGAAGCCAAGCACGAAACCCACTCCGTCTATGGACTGGATCAAAGCGAATCGCAACCAGATCAATCGGGTTTTCGCCCTACATAATGCGTTGGCTACGCTGAAACTCAGCATCGTCAATAAACTGTCCTCGCTGAAGAGCGGGGTAGGAACATTCGTCAAAGACGGCAAGGGATATCGCGTTACCGCTCCCGAAGGCTATGTGGCAATTGACCGCATGAGCAACAAAGCCGTCAAACTAGTAGATCGCCTTGACTTCTCGCGGAGCAACTTTACCGTTGAGAAGACTTGGAAAAAAGAGTAACGAGCAGTTGGTGTCTGAAGTGCAATATCGGAGGTGATCCCCGTGGCAAAACAGGTTAGAGGTAAATCTCAGTCTGCGCGACCAAGCAAAACCATCGTGGTTGCATTCGGTCGCTTTCAGCCACCTACTTCTGGACACCAACTGCTCGTTGATACAGTGGTGCAGGCTGCTAAGAAGCACGGCGCAGAACACGCCATGTTCAGCAGTCGCACTAATGACCCGCAAAAAAATCCTCTGACCCCTCGTCAGAAGTTTCACTATCTGAAGAAGTTCTTCCCTGACGGCAACTTCATAGACGATGCAAACATTAAAAACCCTGCGGATATGTTGTATTGGCTTGCAGACAGAGGCTATGATCATGTGTTGCTTGTTGGCGGTCAAGACAGAGAAGGCAAATACGGAGCCTTGATAAAAGACCTGATGAGTCCGAAGGCTAAGACTCCTCTCAAACTAAAATCGGTCAACATGATAAGCGCGGGTAAGCGTGATGATAGTGCGAGTGGTGTACAGGGAATGAGTGCGTCGAAACTGCGTCTTGCTGTTGCGGAAAACGACATGGCTACCTTTAAGAGTGGTATGCCACGCCGCGCAAACCAAAAGGATATCAAGGCACTGTTTACGGATCTCCAAGCAGGCATGGCAGCAGCAAAGCCCAAGCGAGCAAAAGTGGGCAAGGCTCTGAAAGAAGGCATTGACTACAATGAAATATACTCTGCTGCTGCTGCGCGATTAATTGAAAGCGACAAGTACAAGCGGCGACCTCCCACGCCTGGTCAGACTGGCGGCTTCTCCAAGCACAGCACTAAATTTAAAACTCCACCTTGTGCAATTGATGAAGACCTGTCTCGGTGGTTCAAGGAGAAATGGGTGAACATTGGTGGGAGGAAAGACCCCAAGACGGGTCAGTATCCCCCGTGTGGTCGCTCTGACACCTCCAAGGGCAAGTATCCGAAGTGCCGCCCCCTGCACAAAGTGAGCAGCGAAACCCCCGAAACGGTGGGTGAGATGACTCCCAAGGAGCGGAAACGCGCCGTGATTCAAAAAAGACGGGTGGAACCCGAAACGGATCGCAGCGGAAAAGGCAACTCTCCCCGTATGACGAGCCATCTGAAGAAATCTAAATAAAGGGACAACAGGAGACTCTTATGGAACCAATGGGCAAAACCCCTGCCATCGCATCTAAACTAAACACTCTGCTCCGCATGGGGTTGGTGTCGAAGAACAATGTTCGCCGCGCCATGACCCTGTTTGCCGATCCCGAGAAGGCAATGAAGAACCCTGCGTATCGAATGCTCATGCAGGAGATTCTGATGGATGTTGTAGATCGCGTTGTCAACAACAAGAGCCTGTACGCCACCATGCGTGCATCGGTTTCAAAAGAACCCGCCACCGTGATCGAAGGCGTGGAAAAGGAGCGGGAAAAGACCCTGCTCCGCAGCGGCTTGGTAAAGAAAAAGGATGTGCTTGCAGCACGCCGCGCCCTTGAATCACCAGCAAAAGCCAAGAGCATGGGTTCGTCCAAAGTGTATCGTGACATGATGATCACCATGCTTGATTCAATGGTGAAGAAGATCACTGGCTCTCCTGTGTTGTTCAACGCTTTCAAGACAACACTAGGCAAAGAAGAGGTGGAAGAGTCTTTCGAAGTTCCCACGCAAGAAGGCATGGATATGTTCTGGTTGTGTGAGGATGCACAAGCCCTCATGGAGAAGAACAAGCCCACGAAGCCTGAACTTTGGTCACGCGCCAAAGCCAAGGCTCGCGCCAAGTTTGATGTGTACCCGTCTGCCTATGCCAATGGTTGGGCAGTGAAGTGGTACAACGAGCAGGGCGGCGGATGGAAGAGTGTCAGCGAAGGCAAGACATTCTTCAACTTCATGGACGAGTTGGACGAGGAGATCACTCCCGCTCGTCAGGCTGTGATTGACCGCGAAAAGGAAAAGGCTTCAAAGGCTCTGAACAAGGGCAAGACCGCCAAAGAACGCGACAGAGGATACGCCCGTGGCTCGCGCATCAACTACCTTGAACTCGTACACAAGTACGGACGCAAGTCGGACAAAGAAGGCAGTCCGTATCAGGTAAACAAGCGTGAACTGAACAAGTGGCGCAAGGCTGAACACAGCATGAGAGAAGGATGGGAAGGCTCTCCTGCCCAATCCAAACTAAAGAAAGCCAAGGCTGACTATGCCAAGCACTCCGCTGAAATGAGCAAACCTGTTCCTCCACCAAAGGGTTCCACCAATCCGATGGCGCGACAGGACACCAAGAGCGGCAAGATGTATTGGGCGGCTGATCGCCGCAAGAAGAGCGGAACAGGAACCAAGCGAGCGTCCGATGCGGACTACCGCTCAGACACAACTTCAGAGTAAAAGGTAAATCACATGAGCGAACACAAGAGATTCAAGGCATTCCGTAGCGAACTGAACGAGAGCGAGTACAAGGAAACCCTCACGGGCTATCCCAATCGCGGCATTGACACTGATGTCGGTCCTGTGAACAAGGACTTGCTGCCCAAGGTTAACGCTGTTCTCACGGCAATGAACCGCTACACCTATCAGCACACCAGCGAAGCCCTCATCAAGATTCGCACTCGCCTGAACCTGTTCATGCTTGACTTTCAGTGGACTCCGTGGATGTGGCAAAACAACGCGACTGGAGCGTTCGCCCTCCCCGTGACCCTGTTTGGTCGCGTTGACGGTGTAGACGGCACTTCAGGCAGCATCCGTTTTGACGGACGGGCTAACCCCAACGCTGGCTTGCAAGAGTTCAACCTGTCGGTGACTGTTGAGACTGCCGAAGACGGCTTGTACCGCGTCACCGCCAAACTCGCTCCCAAGACCGAGCCTGTTGTGGCTGAAGAAGGCGTGGAGCATGACGGCGACAGCCTTGACGAGATGGCACAGACTCCTGCTCGTCAGCGAGACATGGAACACGCGATTCAGCGGCACGATGCCAAGGCTCAACGCGGCTACGAAGCCAAGATGAACAAGACGGGCAAGGCTGCGGAGCGTGGACGCAAACTGGAAGACAAGCACGATGCTGCTGTGCGCCGTCTGATTGCGCGTGATACCAAGGAATACGAGTCCGAAAAACTGTACGGTCGCGGCGGCAAGATCGTGAAGGGCAAGCGCAAGCCCGTGAAGGAAGAAGTCGTTGACGAGATGGCACAGACTCCTGCGCGTGTCAAGGAAATGCAAGGAAAATTAGATGCGACTGCCAGTAAGATACGCAACAAAGTTGGCGATCAACCCGCAGCAAAGAAAAAGTACAACAGTATCCTGTCGAAAAATCGTAATGAATTTTTCGCTAAGAAAATGTACGGTAAGGGCGGCAAAGTTGTAAAGGAAGGCGCAGAGCAGATTGATGAAGCAGGCGCAGCCAAACTGGCTCGTATGGGATACGCATACGACAGGGCGCGAGTTGGTTCTCGCGGTGTCAACAATCCCGAGCGCAAACAGCAAATGGGTGATGCGTACTACAAGCAGCGTGAAAAGGTTGAAGCCAACAAAGCCAAGCGAGTTGCAGCAGGAACTTTTGACAAAGAGCGTGAACTAGAAGCCCTCCACAAGAAGTACGAAATTCGTCGTGCCAAAAATACCGTGAAGGAAGAACTCGTTGGCGGTCAGAAGCGACTTGATGTCAACAAGAACAAGCGACTTGACGCACAGGACTTCAAGATGCTCCGCTCCAAAAAGAAGCCAGTAGAAGAAGCCCTCATCGGCGGTCAGAAGCGACTTGATGTCAACAAGAACAAGCGTCTTGACTCACAGGACTTCGCCATGCTCCGTAACAAGAAGAAGGCGGTCAAAGAAGAGACTGTAGAGGAAGCCAAGATGAAGCAGTGGACTCCTCGTTTGGACAGACTCTTGAGCAGCAGTCGTGACGCTGTTCGCAGCAAGCCCAAGAAGATGATCGCTGCGACCAAGATCAAGGACGGCAAGAAGGTGTCCACCAAACTCATTTCGGCGTACACTCCAAAGAAGGCTGTGAAGGAGTACACGGAAATGCTGGGCGGAATCCCCCTTACTGCTCCTGATCCTACTGCTGCAATGGCAGACAAGAGCGGCAAGAGCAAGCGGTTCCATAAGAAGGCATTGAAGTCCGTGGAAGAAGCCGTTGCAAAGGGAAAGAAGGTCAAGAAGTCAAGCCCCCACCAAGGTGCGGCAAATGTGATTGGCAGAAACAAGGCTATCAAGAGCCGTCTTGAAAAACACAATATGCGTTGGTGATGCCAACCACTCTTTATCATGGAATTCAAGCAATTGACCAAAGACAACTTCATGTTGTACGCAATGGGGAACTACACGAATCCCGATTGTCTTGGTATGGCTGAATTCAATGAAGACCTTTCAAAAATCAAGTATGTGAAACGATTACTAAAAAAGTATCGCCGCACAGGGAAGATACGACCAATACTCCTGTTGAATCATCTGATGATTTTGGGGAATGTGTTTGGTAGAACACCCACGGCTCGTATGCTTTTTCATAAATTAGAGAGTGATATACACCAACCACTCAAAACAGTTCTCCTGTATTTGGAATACATAGATGATGACGCAACCATTGATGACATCTCCGTAGTAGAGATTCCTATGGACATGAGGTTGGCAGAAATACTAAAGAGGCTGTAATGCTAAATACGGGAATTGTCAGATCTGGACTGTTCAAGCACAACGCTTATGTTAAGGCGTGGTGTCTTGTTTCAAACCACAATTCGAGTTCCGTCACGCAGTACGGATTCTCTGAAAAAAATTTCATAGACGGACACAATCTGTATATTGATGCTGTAACACAGACACAGGCATCAACCTCTGGTGTGCTTGCTCTTGCTGGCGCAATAAAGTTTTCCTTTGTTAATCCCATGCCAGACACGAACTACAAGATTTTTGTTCAACCGTATTTTCCCGATACCCTTGTGAGCCTTGCACACGCACTGAACTCGCCTGAGTATCCCAAAACACGAGACTCGTTTTGGATTAGATCTGGTTACTTTGCCACGGACTCAACCCCCGCTGCACCAGAAACAGGAAGAACAAACAATCAACTAGTGAATCGGCGCGTATGGGGAAACGCCACCTTTAGCATTGGGGTGTTGGTGATCTAATGTTCAACTCAACCACAGCAACAAATTCCGATTCTCTTACCGTAAACATTCCTGTTTGCGACAGTTGGGGAAACATACTTGTAGGAACTGCAAACACGGGTCAACCAACAGTCTTGGGTGACGGTGCTGGTGTGCTGAATGTAAGCAGGACATCACCAGGGCTATACGGAGTAACATTCACTAACCCCAACCAATACGGATCTGGTGGATACATCATGCTGTTCACACCTGAAATCACGGGAACACCCGCAATCGTGGGATCGCAAAGGTGGATGGGTGGAGTGGGTGGATCAACAGCCGCAGGAAGAACTCTTGGGTTTGTCTTTACAACATACGCACAGCAAACTCCTGTTGGTCCTAGTGGTGGAACATTTTCTCCTGCTGATTTCACATACAACAGCCTGCGCGTAAACTTTGCTGCATTCAACCTTGGCTACGACCGTGACATCTACAGCCATCAAGTGGCTAATCTGTTTACCAATACAAACGATTGGACTTCGTGGGCTATTCAGGGTGGAAATGCGTACTCTTTCCGTGTAGCAACACCTAGTGAGTATCCCGACATATTGTCTCCACAAGGAACACTCTCAGGAGTAATTGGATTCACTGCCGATCCATCAGCAGGGGCTGGATACTTAACTTACATTAACGCAACAATTATTAATGTTGCATCTGGTTTAAAAGACTATACCTTCAGTCTTTTTGCTTTGCCTGTTGAGGGGGCAAGTCTATCAATGCTCATTGGTGGAGTCGGAAACAACTTTGGATGCGAATTTAACTGCGACACAGGTGCAGTAGTTCCAATTGGAACTGTTGGTGGAGCCTTGGGAAAGACTGCTTCTGGAAGCATAATGGACATGGGTAATGGGTGGAAACGCTGTGCAGTGACTGTGCGAAACGCAGTTCCAACAACATTACAACCTTTGCTTCAAATGAACGCCAAAGAGTTTTTGCTGTGGGGTCCGCAATTCGAAGAAGGCACACAGGCTACACGATTCACTCCAACAGGTGCGTCTGTTCCCGTTCTTGGCGACCAAGACGCAAGAAAGACACTCACACCTGGCTCTGCTGGTTACGGACTCACAGGAAACACATACAACAGCCATATGCCAAATCTGTTCTCAAAGAGAACGGCTACTGCATACGGAACAATCGTTATCGTTCCAAAGAAAAACAATCATGTAGAGTACATTGATTGCTATCTTGAAAACGCTTTCAATGTTGCTGGTGTGTCCGCAATGCTTGACTCTCCATACAGCGTCCGCGTGAATTTTTTGAAGCACGCAAAAGACACAAACTACTGCGTCATTTTGGATGGAGAGTACGAGCCAATTAAATCTAATCCCGACTACGGAGACATACGGGAGTGGTCCATACTAGCAGTGAACAGAGGCTCTTCGAATAATCTTAAGACCACTGATGGATTTACCGTTTCCGCATACAAGCAAAGAGCATCCGACAATCAGTTTGTTCAAACTTCGTATAGTAGTACCACAGCGGGAGTGTATGAAAAAATTCACTTCATGGTGTTCGGAGGAGGAACCTATGGCTCATCGTAAAATTAAATCGTTTACTAGTTTCATAGGGGAAGAGTTTCCTCCTCCTATGGCAGTTGGTCCTTCAAATATTGCTGGTGGTGGAAATATCGCGGGTCTGCCTCCCGACCTTCCTCCTGTTTCACCACGAAAGAAATCAAAAATTCTAAAGCGGAAACTGCCGAAGACCTAAATACAAGGTAATCCGCTTTAGAAAGGAAGTGACTACATGATTAGTCCTGAACTCATTTCGTTGGTAGGCGGCGCAGCCACAGGTTTCTTGTTCCGTTACATGGCTCAGAAGAGTCAGGATCAGAAAGAAATCTTTGAGCGGTTGATTGCTGCAAACAAGCAGACCACCGAAAACCAAGACAAAGCAGCACAGCGTGTTCCGCTTGATGTGGGTAGAGGCATTCGTCAACTCATCGTGCTGTCTGTCCTGTTTGCCACCCTGCTTGCCCCGTTCATCCTGCCGTTCTTTGGCTTGCCAACATTCGTGGAAGTGGACTCTACCACACCTGAAGGCTTGTTTGGACTTATCCCGCAGTCCACACGCAAGTATTTCGTGGAGATCAACGGCTTCCTGTTTGCGTCCGAAACCCGTCAGATTCTGGTGAGCATTGTTGGCTTCTACTTCGGTAGTGCCGCTGCTTCAAATAAGTCGTAAGGAGAAAGCCATGATCAATCGAATTTTTCTAACACTGGCTTTTCTGTTTCTTGTGGGCTGCAACACCTCACCCGTGATTGTCCCTGACAATACAACAGACAGTCCAATTATGATGAAACTAAAGCACGACATTACCAATGGCGATAAGATCAGCAGCAATTGGGGGTGGGTGTTGTGGTATTTGCCTGTGCTGCTGCTTGTGCTTGCGTGGGTGTGGAAGGAATTTGTGAACAAGCCTATTCACATTGACGACAAGGAAGAAACTCCTAGCGACCCGCAACAGCCTACTCCTTAATCGTCCGCTACGCGGACATCTTCAGGCAGGCTCTCGTACATCTTCTTGCAGATATAGTACGAGTCAACAATATCTGAAACAGGACTCACGGACTCTTGACGCTTCGGTGTCAAGAGTCCTTTCAGGTCCACTCCTGTTTCCTTTAGCCACGAATCGTACATGGCGTTCTTGTCTGCGTTGCCCTTGCCCGTGGCGTACTTTTTTACTTCTGTAGGCGGAATGATCGTGACAGGAACGCTCAACTGGTACAGTTTGTACTTTAGTATTCCAGTGTTCTCTGCAATGTGGAACACCCGTCCACTAGCAGAGTACGCATACCCTTCAAGCGCAACATGGGCGCAGCCCATCACAATGTCCAAAGCCCAGTCTGCAATTGTTTCGTAGCGATGCTGATCGTTGTCCCAATCGCTCAACCGCTCACCGAATATGTTTAGTGTGCGGATCTCGCTTTGCCGCTTGTTGTCCGTCAAAAAATAGAACGAGCAACCACCATACGAGAATTTTCCCGTTGAGTTTGCGCGGAACAAGCATACCGCAGGACCGCAGAGAGAATAATCAATACCCGCTATCACCATACCTCTATTTATCCCGCCTACATAAAGGTAGAAAGGAGGAATCCATTCATGATTCCAAAACAGCAGACAGAAAATTACAATGAGACTGTTCTTATTCCCATTCTCCAGAACAAGGTGAACGAACTTGTTACACAGACCATTGTGCTTGAAGCCAAGTTGCAGATTGCACAGAAGGAGAATGCTGCTCTGGAGAACCGTTTGGGTGAAGTAGCCACTTCACTACAGGCACTTCAGGCAGCGCAGGCTCTACAGCCCACACCAACGGGCGAGCAGAACCCCGACTAAAAAAGAACACGCTGACAACAGGACTCTTTGAGTTCTATTCAGTTGCATGGGTTACCCTCCACGGTTTCCCGTATCCAATTGGAGAAGAGATCAAGTCTGGTAGCGGAGTTCTCGTAAAGGTGTCCCCTCTTGATACCCAAAGAGGAGATGATCCCAACGAGAACTCCGCTATTGTCGTAAATTGCCCCACCCGAATCACCAAACCACACCGTGCCGTCTAGGGGGAGCATTTTAAATACTGTGGGTTCCTCCACCAGCGTTCCGTAGTACCAGAACACTTCAGGAAGGCTTTTGCGCTTGATGCCCCCTCCGTACCCCACAGCGGTCAGCGGGTCGCCACGGTCAGCCTGGAGCCGTTCCTGTGGCAGCGGAGAGGGAGTGGTAGCACACGGGGACTCTAGCACCAGCACGGCTAGATCCACGAAAACGATCTCACCAATTTTGTAATTCGGATGGAGAACCACGCACTTGATTTTGAAGAATTGCCCACCTGAAAT